ATATAATATAATATAAATTAAAAAATTCTATCTAGCTTGGTTCAAATTGGTCTAATCCGATTCCCCCCATAACATCATTACCTGAACTTTCAAAATTTTTCGGTAATAGGTTGTTTTTTCTTTGGTCAATCAGCTCAGATTGCTGAGTTCCTTGCATTCTTATTCTTTTATCTTTTCTATCTTCAATCTCTTGCTCTTTTTGCAATTCAGCAACACCCTTAGCTTGAGACAACTGAACATTATAGTTAAACTCTTCAGCCATAAGTTCTCTTTTGACTTGAGCCTCTGCTTGAAGTTTTTGTATCTCAAACTCAGTCTTAGCTTTTTCAAGACTTACTTTTTCGGCAGTTATAATCTGTTGTTTTTGTGCTTCTGCTAACGAAGCAGCTTCCGAAGCTTTTGCATTTGCCTGTGCTTGCGCCTGAATATTTTGCAATTGAGCTTGTCTTGCTGCTTCTTGCTTTTTCTTTCTTCTGTCTTTTAACATTTCGTTTGCTAACTGAAGATTTTTTATTTGTCGTATATCTATTGCATCCTCTAAGTCTATACCTCCACCTTGTAAGGCAACTTGTATATTTTGCTCTAACTGAGCCTTGGCCTCATCGTCTGGCTCTAACTCAAGGAAGATACCAAAGTCGTGTAGATTTAACTCAGACATTTCTAACATTGTAGCTGTATTAAACTTTGTAATACTATTCTGAAGGGAGTTAGCTGTTAATGCAAAATCTAAAGAATCAGCAACTCTTCTAGATATGTTTTCGCAGGCTCTAAGAGTTAAATAACAACTTGCCTGAAGTATATGTCTTGTTGCTACATTGGATTGATTAGCGGCCATTTTTTGAAGCCCTACGAGTGCATCTTTAGATGGAGCAGAACCATCTCTTGCTTCGTTCAATCCTGTAACATCTCTTATCATTTGCAAGTAGTACTGATATGTCTGTATTAAAGACTGTATCTTAGCACCACCACTTGATGTAGTGAGTTCTTGAATTGGAACTTTACCTCTATTCAATTCTCCGTCTTGCGTTAAAGACCTACCTAAAACACTACCTGTTTGAAAATACATATTAAGTGCTTCCGCAGGATTGTAGCTTGTTCCATTACCTAAATCAACTTCCGCTAACCCATCTACGTCTAAGAACACTCCATCAGGAACCATCCTAGTCATAACCTGCTGTAGCTTCAAGTGTGTAATTTGAATCATATCAGCAAATCCTGTAATCTTGCTTACAACAGACTCAATTCTACCGTTATACATTCTTGGCGCACATAGCACATAGTTCATTTCTACCTTAGTAGTGTCTGCGTATGGTCTTGTCATATTCTCGGACAACTCCCACTTTAACATTGTGTTTGTTCCAAGAACTTTAGCACCGCTGTAAAGAACCTCTATACTCCTTGATACTTTTTTAAATGTATCGTTTTCAGGTGGATTAAAGTCGTCTGACTTTTGTATAACTTTTTCAAGGCCGTTTGGTCCTGTCTTTATTTTAAATACTTGATTGTTGTAAGTCTTGTACTCAAAGTATAAAACCTGAACAGTATTGTCGTCATATCCCTTCCATCCAGTTAAGTACTCTCTATTTCCTGGCATATCCTCAATCTTTTTGAGTTCATCTTCAGGAATGTTAGGGAATTGTTTTTTAAGTTCAGGTATCGTAACTGCCTTAACTTCTCCAATATAGTATATGTCTTCAAAGTTTGGGTCTTCAGTGTATGAGTAAACTAAGTTTGCAGGGTCGCAGTACTCAACCTTAACACCATTAGCTTTATTCCAGTTTGTTTTAACAGCACCTATACCTAAAACAGTTAAGTCGTAGTTAAACCTTTTTCTTATTTCATCAAACTTGTTTTTAGCAAGAACTTGATTAATTGCTTCCTCTTCTGCTATCTCAATTGACTGCTTGTAATCTAACTGCATATGCAAAGAAAGCTCTTCTTTTGTTTGAGGTAACTCTTCTGGATTGCTAGTATTAAACGCATCTATACCAAGTGTTTCTTTTAATGCTGTTAATTGTTCTTTAACAACCATATCACGCATTATAGATTCAGCGTAATTTGTTCTTTGCTTTATAGATTCTGGGTCTTGTGCGTATGCACTAATCTCGTATTTTTTTTCTGTGATACCGTTTGTAACTATATCTACAAACTTTGAAATTACAGGTACGGGCTTCCAATCTAAATTCAAGTAAGACAAGTCTCCGTTTATAGCAAGTTCGTCTTTATATTTTTGAACTGGCTGTTCTCCTCTTGCGTATAATCTTAAACTATGAAAGTGATTAAAATTTGTAGCGAATCTATTCCCATAACCTCCTTGATTAAACCACTCAGACTCTATAGCTTGAGCAACTTGCTTTCCATACTCTGAACTATCTTTCTCAGCGTTAGTAACAACCTGACTAGGAAATACGCTATTTGGATTTGCAACTACATTCATTTAGTTTCTTATTTTTGAATAATTCCCAGAGTTGTCATACTTTCTAAACCCTAGACTTATGTTTTTTCTTACTACTTTATTTACTGGTGCGTAACGATTTTTGTTACAAGCCATAATGGCTAACCCTGAGCTTATGGAAGCATCGTGTGCCGTCCTGTTATTTATATTAAACTTTGCCCAATCTTCTAATGTTCTTTGAAAGTAAACATCCCCCATTTCATCATCACCTAATATACCTACAAGTTCTTCAATGTATGTTTCTATTGCAGCAGCGTGAGCTTGCTTTATATCTTCGCTAGAGTTAGGTATTCCACCAATCTCTCTTTCTGTAGAAGATAGCTTTGTATACTTCTTGTCAGGTCTATTCATTGAAAACCCTCTGTATCCTCTATTCTTAAAGTGGTATAAGAGTCTTGGTTTGTTGTTTTCCGCAAGTATTGGCATACCGTAAAAAACACAAGCCATTAATATATCTTCAAAAAATATCTCAGCAGTTTGAGGCCTAGCAATGTACTCTAAAAAGAAGTGATTGCTTGGTGCGTCTTCCATACTAAACTTGGTTAAACCGTGTGCAGAACCATTAGAACCTCTCTTGTCTACAGTTCCTGATATATCGTAAGGGTCACAACCAAAAGCTCCTAAGTGTTCGTTACCTGGATACTTAGTACCATTCTTTACTACTATTCTATTTTGCAAGCTAACAGGTGGAATCCAAGTTATGTAAAACCTACCTTTAGGGTTGGGCATAAACATTACCTTTGTATCCACTACACCATTTTCCCATTGAAAGTTTCCTCTCGTTACCAGTGAACTTGACCGCATACCCTCGTTGTGGTCTATCTGTTGGTATATCTTAGATAAGTTAAATATAGACTCCTTTGCTTCATCTCTAAAAGCGTGCTGCTCAGTCCTTGGAAACTGTCTATAAAATTCATTTAACCCATCCTGGTCTCCTTTCAATCCTTCTACTTCATTATCCCAATACTCTACTACTCCTTGTTTAATATAGTTTCCATACGGGTCTTCAATTGGTTTTTCTGGAGTGTCGAATACAGGTAGTCCATAAGAATCAATGTATCCCTCGTAATTCCATTCCATAGGTATGAACAAAGAATATAGTCCTGAGCTAGTCTGTCCATTGCTGTTTCTGTTTGTAACGTCTGACGCATAATATAACTTTTTAAAGTTTTCTCCTCCCTTATCTAAAGCGTTTGATGTTGAACCCATCATACACTTACCTATTATCCTACTACCTAGTCTTAAACAGGTTTTTGTAACCCTCCAGTTGTTTAGTATGTTACTTGGCCTCTCCCACTTACCTGATTCATCGTGTACGAGTAACTTTAATTTTTCCCCATCATAGGAGTTGTCACCTGTATTCTTCCAATCAATAGTAGTATCCAACCCTTTGATATCTTCTTGCTTCTCATTAGAGTCAAGTTTCCTTCTTGTAAACTTTGATGCTGGTACTCTATATGCAAGTTCAGTCTTTGGTCTATCCATACCATCTTGTATGGGTTTAAAGAAAAACGGGTAGTTAACCGAGATTGGTACAACCTTGTCGGTAAACATTTTCTTTGCATCAGGCCCTGACTTTGAAAGTATTCCATATCTGGAATCAACTGATATTGTGGCAAGGTTGACTGTTTCTCCTGAAGACATAAAGGAGAATCCACTCCGTCTATTTTTAAGGTAGCACATTCCAAAGCACCTCGTATCTGCTTTGCAGGCTTCCCAGAATATGTAAAACAACCTATTTGATTCTCTAAAGTCTGGTTGGCCAACGTCAATCTTTGACCATTGCAGGTACATATAATGAGAGCCAGTAATGTAAGTAGGATTACCCTTATTATTAAACCAAAATCCTTGTTCTCTTCTTTCAAATTCTTTCTCAATATAATCGTACCATTTTTCTTTAAAATCTTCGGGGTACTCCTTCCAATCAAAGATTGTTTTTATTCTACTTAATTCTTTTGGGTACTCGGTGTGAGACCACTTCTTGTCTTTAAAGTTATGAGTTTCAAACTCAGCAGGTAAGGCTATCTTAAGATTTTGTATTTCATAAATCTCTCCTATCTTACCAGTTTTACTTATTACAACAACATCAAAGTCCTCGTCGTATCCGTACTTCCAAGACTTAGCATTATTTTTTTTCTTTAGAGTAGATGGCTTTATGTGGTTATCTAATACCGTGTATAAACTTTGCTCGTACATACTACTTAGTATTAGCTCTTCCCTCAGCAAACCCCTTAAACTCTTTCTTTTTAGTTTCTTCTTTTGGTTTGTTTTCTAACAAATCTTTTTCACTCTCTATTCGCTGAAGTATTTCAAATGCGTCAAATATTGCGAGCTTTTTAGTTGCTGCTGCATTTTTCAATCTATCTGCTGTTATGTCATCTCCTGAGTCTATAATAGCTTCTTCGGCAACTTTAATTAGTTCAACAACTGCTTTTTGCCCAGCTAGGATTATACTCTCTTTCATCTCCTTTACCTTCATAAGTACCAACGATATTAATTAATTTCATACAATATAATAATTCTCCATCTATAACAAACTCAAACTCAGATGTTGGTCTAAACGAAACAAGGTCTCCCTCGTTTATTCCTAAGTTAGTTAGTCCTTTATTGCCATACTTTAGAAATCCTACAAGTGGTTTTTCTTTTGTTAAAGAAAATATACTATCGCTTTCTACTGGCTTTACAAAACAATAATCAAGATGAGTCTTATTTGCTCCATACATATAAATCTGCTCAGGTGAGCAAGCATACATATCTTCTTTAATAAAACTTCTACTGTTTTTTTCGTTGCCTCTAATGTCATAGAATCTTCTGAATACGTTGTGGTGTACTATAACCTTATCTCCAACTTTTATTTTAGTATCTATAGCTAATGGTAAAGCCACCACCTCGGCAACTTTACTCACGCTTTTAAACTCCTCAATTCTTGTATTGACTATGAGGTCAACCTCGCCAACCTTAACAGTATTGTTGTATCGACCCTCTATGGGTTTTACGATAAAATCGTGAATACTTTTCATTAATACTGCAAGTCATATTCAACAGATATTGCCATATTAGAGTTGAACTTCTTCCACGGCAACGTCTCCTTATTTTTTTGAATATAAATGTTATAAGAATTATCTTTCTCGTCAAAGAGAATATTAGATATTTCGTGACCACCATATACTTGCTGCCCAACAGAATAATGCATTGCTTCATTCTTGTAATCAGACCCTATGCTGATTTTCCTTATAACACTACTCATTACTTATCCTCTTCTTCCTCAACTTCGGTATAAGTACCGTCATCAAGGTTAATGTTTACACGACCATACTTTTCTTCTAGTGTGGTTTTTGTTTCTTCGACTTCTTGATTTACATCAAGCATTACGCCCATAACCTCGTGCTTCCTAAGTTCTAGTGTCCCGATGTCTTGTTTAATCTGAGCAATTTTTGTTTGTTGCTCTCTGATAAGCTCTAGCTCATCATCTGTAATTCTATTCATATTAAATTAAATTTGATTCTTACTCTTTTTATAATTACTTACTTTTTGCTATTTTTCTGCTGAAGAACCATAATAGTAGGCAAAAATGTTAGATATTACCACTCCTTCAACCATACCCATCAAGTGTACAAACAGCTCGTTGTGTAAAACACCCTCCTCATAAACTACTGCGTATATGATAAATAGGAATGACACTAGGCCTACAATTCCTGTAAGCATCATCATAATATCTTTGCTGCCAGTCTTCTTAACTTCAACCTCTCTACTTCTTGCTGAGTCTCTGTCTTTAACTTCTAGCTCATACATTTCTTTTGTCTTAGCTAAAGCTACCTTCTTATCCTCAGGTTTAATCTTATCATCCTTTTCAATGAGGTTCTTTACCATACCTAACACACCAGCATCTGGGAGTAAATCTCCAGCTACATCTAATATGTGTGGTGCAGCATTACCTAAAAATGCACCTAGCTTTGTATCCTTAAATTTTTTAGACATTGTATTTTTTATCTTTATATTTAGTCTTAGACTTACTGTAGGCTTCTTTTTCCCAAGGAGAGTTTGCAGGACTAGCCATAGCTATCTTAGCATTGTTCTTTGAGTAAGCCTTACCCTTCCAATAAATGTTATTGTCGTCGTAATCTAAGTCGCCTCTAGCCATTTGATTAATATGAACCTGTTCGTGCCTAATAACTTCATCGTGAAACTTAGGGTCTAGGTTCTCATTTATTATGATAGTGCCGTTGTTGTTACTCTGCCCAAGAACACCTTCCCCCAAGTCTGCTTGATAGACTGGGGTAGGTTCGTTCTTATATGGTGGGTTAGATAGCTTAAATGCCATTACTTACCGCAAGACTTTTTACCCATCATTGCAATACCTCTGCCACCCATATGCTTACCTATTTGGCAACCACACTTCATCATTAGTCCACTTCCTTTCATCATTGGCTTGTCGTACCCACCTTTCATCATCGGCTTCTCGTAAGACCCCATAGAGGTTCCTGCCATATTAATTCCAGACTTATACTTTTCGTCAGCCTTGTGAAGTTGTTTTTTTGCATCATAGATTAACTCTCTGTCGTTAATCATTTCTTGTTTATACTTATTCATAGTTTTATTTATTTACCATTTAACTTTGTCAGCCCAATATGCAGCAGACATTTTACCTTTAGCTATGTTCTTTCCGTGTCTAGCCTTAAAGCTTTTTCTTTTAGCTTTCATCTTAGCAGACTCACCAGCTTTCGGCTTACCTGCCGTACTAGCACCTTGCTGACCAAACCTAATTAGTTTCTCCTTTCCACCTTCACAAGCCTTCACGATGTGTGACTTCTTAGGGTGTCCAGATGTTCTCTTAGGCTTATTACAAGCCATATCTTTTTTACTTACCTTCTTTGCCATTACTTTACAATATAAACAGTTCTACCATTTTCTTTTACAGCTCTTAAGCACCTGTTTCTGTTTTTGTCTTCCGACACATAAGAAACGTGAATCCAATCAGGATTATCATCGTCACCAAACTCCCATATCATTTGGTCAAAGCTGAGGTTGTCCTTAATGTACTTATACATATCTGCGTTTGACATATGACCGTAAGAGTCATCTAGGTCAAAAGCTTCTCCTCTACAGTGTTGAGACGTACCACTTCCACCTACTGCTTTGTTAAGCTGCTTACATCTAAAGAAGCTATTAATGCGTATAGGGCCATTTACAGCCTCTCTAAGAGGTTCAAATATATTTTCGGATATAGACTTCATTTTTTTCAAATCAAACTCGTTAGGAGTGTTGTCTATGCTTAATCTCTTAGCAGTAGAACTTCTAACCCCCTCTTTGTATGATATGTGTTTACTTATCTTTTCCATCTTTATATTTTTCAGCAACGGATAACCACTTAAAAGTAGTGTAGCCTATAGTCACGATTAATAAAAGTATTTTAAGTATGACCTCTATGTCTGACATAGTTATCATCATTACCAACGTGTTGGCAAGGTACAGCTTAAAGTCTTCCAACTTTATTAAAATTTAAATCCCTTAGCTTTTTCTGTAATAGGTCCTGGCTGGTATGCTGGCATATTCTTAGCTAGTAGCTGAATACCTTTACACCCGCTACTAGAGCCATATCCTCTTGGCATATTGTCCATATTTAATGGACCATTCCAAATTGCATCAAACCCCTGCTCTTCTGCGTAAGGTCTTTTTGTTGCTACCATCTTTTTGCTTTTCATAGTATTGTTTTTAGTAACCTCTAGCTACGTCACTACCGAATGTGTAGTCTGCAACTGATTTGGTTGTTGGTGAAAAATTATTAGCTGTTGGAACTACTGGTGGAATTACAGCAGGGTCTGTTGTTGGTGTCATAGGGTTAGTTGCCATAGGACCTTGGACAGCAGGCCCCATAGGATTCATTCCTAACGCCTGTAGCTCTTGTGGGGTCGCCCCTTCTAAGTTAGATGCTGTAGCACCTAGTTGATTTAGTATATTCTTCATATTACTTTTTGTATTTGTTTTTTCTTGACATTCCTTTGTTGAATCCGTCTCCTGTCATTTGTATTCCTAATGTTCTTTTTGCCGCTTCTATTTCTTCCTTCTCTTTCAACTCTATTTCTC